AAAGTAATTTCTAATTAACAAGCAAGGTAGTAGTCGCCTTGCAGTAGGGATGTAGCTCAATTGGTAGAGCGGTAGACTTTTAATCTATTGGTTGCAGGTTCGAGTCCTGTCGTTCTTATGAGAGGTATTGGAAAGGTCGCACATCGTGTGGCTTTTTTAGTTTATTATTGGTAGGTGAGTAATGGATGTCTCGACTAGAGAAGAACGAAACCAGTTTTATAATTCCAGTGAATGGAGAACCATAAGAAGGCAAGCGCTTAAACGAGATCATTACGAATGTGTATGGTGCAGGGATGAAGGCAAGGTCACAACTACTAACTTGGAAGTTGACCACATCAAGGAGCTAGAGTTCTATCCAGAGTTCGCTCTTGACTTAGATAATCTTAGAACACTGTGCAAAGCATGTCATAATAAGAGGCATGATCGTTTTGATAAGAATGACAGAAATTTCAGAAAAGATGAATGGTGGGGTTAGGTGAATGGAACTTAAACACCCCCCGGTCAAAAAAATTGGAAGTTTTTAAAGATGTCGGTAAGCGGTCTGCACTCGACTGTCCAAATTTTTATTATTTTTTTCATACATGACCCCCTCCCCCTCTTAAAAAATAAAAATATGAAAGGAGGCAATAACGATGAGTTTAGCTAAGCGAAACGAAAAAGTTAGAACTGAGCAAAAGCGTCTCATGGCTCAATTTTCGGATATACCTCCGAACAAAAAAAGTCTAGCCTATGGATTAATAATTCAAGCAGCAAGACTCCGAGTGGCATTGAATGAAATGTGGGAAGATATATCTAAAAAAGGATATTACACATTATTTAAACAATCCGAGCAGCAAGACCCTTACGAAAGAGAAAGACCCATTGCTAAATTATATAATGCTCAAGAAACTAGTTATCAAAGAATTATAAAACAGTTAATCGATTTACTGCCAGATGAAAAAATCGAAGAGGTAGAAAAAAAACAAGTAGAAAGTAGTGAATTGCTATGATTTCACATCCACTTGTCGACGAATACATTGAACTGGCAGAACAAGGAAAGATTATTGTTAATCATGAAAGAAAGTTGCTGTTTAAAATTATCAAGGAGAAAATCTATCCTCGTGATGATTTGTATTTTGATAATGACCTAATTGAGAAATTCATTCGGTTTACGGAAAAGAACTTTTTTCCTCTAGCGAAATACCAGCTTTTCTTGACCCCGTTCATTTTTCTTTTTAGGAAAGAGGACGGGGAGCCACACTTTGACGAGTATCTATACACTCTTGCTCGTGGTGGCGGTAAGAATGGTTTCATGTCTGCTAGGTCATCGTTCTTTATCAGTCCTATTTACCCTATCAGAGATTATGACGTGACTATCACTGCTAACTCTGAGAAACAGGGTAAGGTTTCGTTTGAGGAGGTCTATGAGACTATTCAAAGACGTGGTCTTGAGGATCATTTCTATCTAACTAAAATGTCTATCACAGGTCGAGCGAATAACTCGGTCTTTTCTTTTCGGACGAATAATCCGAAGACCATGGACTCGGCTCGTGATGGCTGTCTTGAGTTTGATGAGATTCACCAGTTTGAAGATGACAAGGCTGTGAAGGTCCAAAGGTCTGGTCTTGGTAAGATTGCTCATGCTCGAACATTCTACAACGGGACGAATGGATATGTGCGAGAGGGATTTTACGACAAGCTGATAGAGAAGTCTATGCAAATCTTGAATGGAGAGGTTGATGATTTCAGGCTCTTTCCTTTCATCTGCAAGTTAGACAGTGCGGATGAAGTGGATGATATGAAGAACTGGCCGAAAGCTAATCCGATGTTGGATGAAAGCACTCCTTACGCTAAGAGGTTGCTTGCTAGAACCAAGGCTGACTATGATGACCTTGAGTTGGAGCCGTCTGGCCGTCAGGAGTTCATGACAAAACGGATGAATCTTCCTGAAGTTGACCTTGAGAAAGATGTGACTTCTCGAGAAAAGCTAGTTGCTTGTTTGCGTCCTCCTGGTATCGACTTGAAGGGACGCTCATGTGTTGCAGGTTTTGACTATGCTAGTATTCGAGACTTTGCAAGTGTGGGATTGCTATTTAAGAATGGGGATGAATTTATCTGGAAGCAACATTCATTTGCTCGTAAAGCATTTTTGAAAGCTTTCAAACTAAAAGCTCCTATCCAGGAATGGGCAGAAAGAGGTCTGTTTACGATTGTGGACAGTCCTAGTATTGACCCTCGTTTATTGGTTGAAAAATTGAATGAATGGAGTCGAGAATATCAAATAGAGCTAGTCTGTGCCGATGGTTTCAGAATGGACTTGTTGAAACCTCTTTTAGAAGAGGCTGGCTTTGAATATGAGTTCTTGCGCAATCCTGGGGCAATTCAATCGAAGGTTGCGCCAATTATCGAAGACGGATTTGCTAATGAGCGATTTATCTTTGAAAATGACAACTCTATGATTTGGTATACGGATAATACCTACGTCAAAGAGGATAAGGATGGCAATAAGCGTTTCTTGAAGAAAGAGCCCGTCAGAAGAAAGACAGATGGGTTCCATGCTTTGATAGCTGCTCTCTACAAGCGTGAGCTGGTGCAAGAGTCTAATGTCGGGGAATTCCTAGACATGCTCGATAGTTGGGATTTTTAAAGCATAAATTTTGGGTGGGTGGTCGGCAGAAATTAAAAGAAAGGAGGACGAACCTTGGGATTGCTGAATTTATTTAAACGTGAAACACCAATTGCTAGTTTTGAATTTGAAGAGCTGGAGCGAATATTTGGGAATCTACAGTTAAAAAGTCTGGCTGTCGACAAGTCTGCTGAGTTTGTTGCTCGGATTTTTTCTAGGTCAGAGTTTAAGTATCTTGAAAAGGGAAAAACAAAAAAATCTGATTGGGATTACTTGTTAAATGTTAGACCAAATAAAAACGAGTCAGCTTCTGAATTTTGGCAAAAAGTTGTTTATCGTTTGATTACTAAGAACGAAGTTCTAATTTTTCTCACAGATGATGATCAGTTGCTTGTTGCAGATTCCTTTACACGAACTAAATATGCTGTTTATGACGATATATTTGAGTATGTATCTTGTAGGGGCTATACTTTTGAAAAAAGATTTAGGATGAGTGAAGTGATTTTCTTGCAATATAACAATAATCGATTGCAAGAGTATGTATCTGATTTATTTTCAGACTATGAGAAACTTCATACTCGTTTAGTCGAAGCTTTGGCAAGAACGAATCAAATCAGGGGAACTCTTAGTACGAGAACAAACGGGAGTTTCAATGATAAAATGCGAGAAAAACTTCAAGCCTATGCTGATGGACTTTTTAAGTCATTTAGCACCAAAACGATTGCGATTGTTCCATCTCAGGACGGAATGGAATACAGCGAGTTAACCAATACTACAGGAACTTCAAATATATCTGTTGAAGAATTAAAAAAACTCAGAAGACAGTTTGATGATGAAGTTGCTGATATATTGGGTATTCCAACAGCTTTGCTACATGGTGACATGGCTAATCTAGAGAATAGTCAAAAAATGTTCAATAGTTATTGTTTTCAGTCTCTTATTAAGAAGATGAGTGATGGTTTAAATTTTTCATTGCTAACAAGAAGAAGATATGACGATTTAAGCCGCTTCGTCATCGTAGGCGAAGGTCAAAGAGATAAATTTGCACTTGCTGAAAGCATTGATAAACTTATTTCGTCTGGCTCAATGTTGATTAACGAAGTTCGTGCTGAGCTTGGGTTAGAAGCTGTTCCATGGGGGGATAAACCTCTCATCACCAAAAATTATCAAATTGGTGAGCAAATAGAGAAAGGAGGTAAGAAAGAAGATGAAAGTAATTCCGATTAAGGGTACGATTGTATCAAATAATGACAGATGGCTTTACGATTGGCTTGAGTGGGACGCAACCGCTCCGAAAGATGTCGTCCTTCCTGATAGTGGTGAACCGATTGAGGTTCATATCAATTCGGGTGGAGGAGATGTTTATGCTGGTAGTGAAATCTATACTGCTCTACGCTCGTATCCTGGTGATGTGACCGTAAAGATTGTCGGTATTGCAGCAAGCGCAGCAAGCGTGATTGCAATGGCAGGAGATACGGTTGAAATCAGTCCGACTGCCCAAATCATGATCCACAATGTTTCAACGCAAGTAAATGGAGACCATAACACCCTACTTCATGAGGCTGGGGTACTAGAAGGGTTTAACAAATCGATTGCTAGTGCCTATGTTCATAAGACTGGTAAGGCTCTTGATGATTTGCTTAGGTTGATGAACAAGACTACTTGGTTTGATGCTGAATCAGCTTTGAATCACGGTTTTGTAGACAAGATTATGTTTACAAATGAAATCGCTCCAACTTTGGTTGCGAGTGAAACTCCTATGATTCCAAGTGATTTTATCGAGAAAATGAGGTCGGCAATGACACCGGATATCGATAAAATCGCTGAACTGGTAGCTGAAAAGCTAGAAGCTAAACTACCAGATATACAAATTGACACGCAGGCTTTCGAAAATAGCGAATTTGTACAGAAGAAATTCAATCTTCCAGAAAGTCCAGAAAATAGTACAAATAAGGCTGTACCTAAAGGGTTCGGTCTTTTTATGTTTTAAGAAAGGAAAAACAGAATGACAATGACATTATCTAATCAATTTGAAAAACAACGTCAGGCATTTATGGATGCCGTTGCAAATGGTGCACCTCAAGAAGAACAAGCGAAGCTATACAACGAAATGCTTGAGTCTATGAGCAATGAAATGATGGCTCAAGCTCGTAATGCTGCTCGTGAAGAAGTTTTTGCCTTGAATCCATACGATGCCAAGTTGACTGCTGAAGCTCGTGAGTTCTTCAATAACATTGAAAAAACTGCTCCTAAAGGAATTGAAAAGCTATTCCCTCAAGAAACAATCGACCGTATCTTTGAAGATATGGTTATGGCACGTCCACTCCTTCAACATATCGGCCTTAAAAATGCTGGAATCCGTTTGAAATTCCTTAAATCAACTCAAACTGGTCAAGCATTGTGGGGTAAAATCAATGCCGAAATCCAAGGACAACTTAAACAAGAATTCAGCGATGAAGAAGCTATCCAGTCTAAGCTGACTGCTTTTGTTGTAATTCCAAAAGACTCTGAAAAGTTCGGACCTGCTTGGTTGCAGAAATTTGTCTCTGCACAAATTACAGAAGCCTTTGCGGCTGCCCTTGAAGCTGCTTACTTGAACGGTGACGGCGACAACAAACCTATCGGACTCTCTCGTACTCTTACAGGGACTGTTGCAGACGAAAAGACAACTTATGCTGAAAAAACGGCTGAAACAACTAAGTTGACTTTTGCCGACTCAGCTACCGTAGTTAAAGAATTGACAAAGATTTACAAACATCACTCTGTTAAATCAGACGGGAAAACTCCAGTTGCAGTGGAAGGAAATCTCGTGATGGTTGTCAACCCAGCCGATGCTTGGGATGTGAAGAAACAATACACTTCTTTGAATGCTCAGGGTGTTTATGTCACTGCAATGCCTTACAACCTGATCTTAGTTGAATCTGTGGCACAAACTCCAGGTAAAGTAACTACATTTGTCAAAGGTAGTTACGATGCTTTCGTAGGCGGTGGTATTGAATTTGGACGATTTACCGAAACATACGCTTTGGAAGATTTAAACCTCTACACTGCTAAGCAATTTGCTTATGGTAAAGCTCACGATGAAAAGGCTGCTGCTGTTTGGACTTTAAAATTCCCTGAAGCTTAATTTAGGAGTTGAGTCATGACTGCCGAAGTAGAAACGCATTCTCTCCTTGATGCATTTAAGGAGAGAATGAGGATTTTTCACGACGGAGAGGATGCTAACCTTTCCAGAATGTTAGAAAGCTCTGAACAGGCTATTTTTCAAACCGTGGGTACTACAAACCACAATCCACGGGTGAGAGAACTTATTTTAGAGCGTGCACGATATGCCTACAATGATCAAGTTGAATTTTTTTATCAAAACTTTCAAGGAGATTTGATGGCGTTATCTCTTGAAAATTATAAATTGGAGGAAATAGATGATTAAGGTTTTGAAAGGATTTTACGACCTTAAAGAAGGTCAATACCGCTCAGTTGGTTCCGAATTTGAAGCGACAAAAGAGCGCTTTGATGAAATCAATGAAGCATTGCCTGACTTTGTTGAATGGTCAGAAAAACAACCAGAAGTAACAATTCCTGATGTCCCATCATACTAATCGCCCCAGTTATCGTTACCAAAAGCCTGAGTCTCAAAATGGAGACCTGAGAACTCCCCTGACTTTCTATACTTCTAAGGTTAAAGAGGGGGTTGATGGTCGTGATATGAGTTACAAGAAGGCTTTTTATACGATGGGCCAAGTTTACTCACCTAGTTTCAAAGATATTGAGATTGCGACTGGAAAAGCGATGAAAGCTAAGATGACTTTGAAAATCCGTGATCCTCTAACAGATTATCAGCCTGAAAGTCGGCATTTTGTCGAAGTAGGAGATATCCGTTTAGTTGGTAAGAAATGGCAGGTTATCGATGTGCGTACTGATTATGATAATCGGGATTTTTTGATTGTCATTATCGGAGGTGGTCGTGATGTCTAGTGGAGCTAATCTAAAAGGGTTTGATGATGTTTTGAGGAATATTGAGGCTCGACTAGGAGAGCCAGTAGTTCGTAGAAAAGTCAACAGAGTCTTGAAGGGGACAGTTGAGGAGTTTGAGCCGACTTTCAAACGGGCTATGGCAGTGTACGCTGATACTGGTAAGACGGTCGGAGCTGTCGTCCATGGGAATGTGACTGGTACATCCAGCGGCGTCCCAATGGTTAAATTAGGATTTAGAAGCCCTCGCTGGACCTTAATTCACTTGAACGAATTTGGATACGCAAAGAATGGGCATCCTCGTGGTTTCGGTATTATGCGCCGCTTTTTTGAGGGTAGCAAACCAGTTTTCAAATCTAAAGTCGGCATGAAGTTAAAACAGGAGTTTTTGTAATGATTAAGGACAAATTAACTGAACTCTCTAACGCTTTGGAGGAGGATGGGTCTTTATCTGGTATTAGTATCAAGTCATTTGAACGTCCTGAGACTTTGGGAGATGACGAGACGAGTATTGTCATTA